GGTGAAGGTGACGTAGTAGGTACTGATAAAGCACAAACTCTTACATTAAAAAATTTAACTAGCCCTACAATTTCTAACCCAACATTTACAGGTACACCATCTGCTGGGGCAAGTATTGTTTTTGAAGGCTCAACTGCAGATGCTCACGAAACAACTCTTACAGTAGCCGAACCTACACAAGATAATGAAATTACTTTACCTAATACAACAGGTACTGTAGTTATTGCTAACGCTGCTCAGACTTTAACTAACAAAACAATGGGCGATGCCCTTAATGCTGGTGGGTTTAAGATTACAAATCTTGCTACACCAACAGATGCTAGCGATGCAGTACGTAAAGACTTTGCTGATGCACAAGTAGCAGCAGCAGCAACATCTGCTGCATCCGCTGCTACATCTGCTACATCTGCTGCAACTTCAGCATCTAGTGCATCTACTAGTGCATCTTCAGCATTAACTTCGGCTAACTCAGCGAGTACATCAGCAGCATCGGCTTTGACTTCTGCAAACTCCGCAGCAACTTCTGCTTCAACTATGGCAGCATCTGTTGCAGCAGCACAGGCTTCTGAAACTGCTGCAGCCACAAGCGCTACCAGCGCTGCTGCTTCTGCTACGGCTGCTGCTACATCAGCATCATCTGCTAGCACGTCAGCCTCTAGTGCTTTAACATCTGCTAACTCTGCTTCTACTTCTGCTACATCAGCAGCCAATAGTGCTACTGCGTCTGCTACTTCAGCAAGTGCTGCAGCAACTAGTGCTACTAGCGCAGCAGCCTCTGCTACTGCAGCAGCAACCAGCGCTTCAAGTGCAAGCACTTCTGCCTCATCTGCTTTAACAAGTGCTAACTCGGCTGCGACATCAGCCTCAAGTGCTGCTGCTTCTTATGACGAGTTTGATGATAGATACCTAGGTAGTAAAACTTCTGACCCAACTCTTGATAATGATGGCAACCCACTAATTACTGGTGCGCTTTATTTTAACTCAGTAGTTGGAGCAATGAAAGTTTATGATGGTGCTGCTTGGGATTTAGTAGCCCCTGATACATCTAACTTTATTGATAAGTCAATCCTTACTGCTAAGGGTTCTATCATTTCAGCAAGCACAGCATCTACTCCTGTGGCTCTTACAGTTGCATCTACCGATGGTTATATTCTTTCAGTATCTGCAGCAACCACTTCAGGACTTGCTTGGATAGCACCTAACCCAGGTGACATTACTGGTGTAACTGCTGGTACTGGTTTATCAGGTGGTGGTACCTCTGGTGATGTAACTTTAAACCTTGCTGATACTGCGGTAACTCCTGCTTCATATACTTACACAAGTTTAACCGTAGATGCTCAAGGTCGTATAACTGCAGCATCTAATGGCACAGCCCCAGTAACTTCGGTTACTTCTGCAGATACAACAAGAATCACTATTGGCGGTACTGGTACTGCACCAACAGTTGATTTATCTACAAGCGGTGTAACTGCTGCAACATATACTCTTTCTACTATAACAGTTGATGCTTATGGTAGAATCACCTCTGCTTCTACAGGAACAGCACAAGGTGAAACTTTCAATCCACTACTACTGATGGGAGCCTAACTTGGCTGCAACATATAAAGTGCTGGGTCAGGTCAATCCCAGCGCAACAACAGCAACGACAGCATATACCGTGCCGTCTGCTACAGAAACTGTAATATCTACTATTACGGTAGCAAACATAGGTGCTGCACCTGCTACATATAGATTAGCAGTCAGACCAAATGGAGCAACTTTAGAGAATAAACACTATATAGTTTATGACTCAAGTGTGGCTCCACAAAGCACAGACACTTTAACTTTAGGAATAACCCTAGATGCTACAGATGTTGTAACTGTATACGCTAGTTCAGCAACAATGGCATTTAATCTATTTGGAAGCGAGATTGCATAATGGCAACAGGAAATATCAAAGGCGGTAAAAGAAACTACGCAAGACCTACTTCGCCAACTACATCATCTGCTACAACTACAGAAGATTCTGTAAATATAACTTTTACATATACTCCTAGTACATTAGGTCCTGCAGCAACTTCTTATGTAGTAACTGCTACATCTACTACTGCTGCAACAGTTACTACAACATTAACAACATCTCCAACTACTGTTACCACTTTTTCCTCTGGCGCAACTTATGCTGCAAATATAGTGGCACAAAACTATAACGGAGCAAGCGGTTCAATAACTATAGGTAATTTTACAGTACCTACAGTATATGCACTGGCACAGACATTTAACACAAATGGAACATATACAATTCCATCAGGAATTACTAAACTTGCTGCTTATGTAATTGGCGCAGGAGGCGGTGGTGGAGGTGCTTCTGGATTTACAAATGCTAATAGTACTAAAGGTCAAGGCGGTGGCGCAGGTGGTGCTGGTGCAATCGCAGCATTTAAAGACTTTACTGTAACTGCTGGTCAAACTGTAACTGTTACTGTTGGTACTGGTGGTGCTGCTGGTAATGGTGGTCCTGCTGGTAACACAGCAAATAATACTATAGGAAATAGCGGTTCTGGTGGTAATTTATCTAAAATTACTTATGGTGGGACTGATATTGCTACCGCTAATGGTGGTTCTGGTGGTCAACTAGGGGAATCATACTCTAACTCTGGTGGTAATGGAGGCTCTGGAGGAAGTGCATCTTCTAATGTTGCTGGAGCATTAACAAAATCTGGTCCTGGCGGTGGTAAGGGTGTTGATTTTGATGAAAATCCAACTGCTGGCTCAGCACAATCTAATAACACTAATCTTACTGGAGATGGTTTAACTGCATTAGGAATTTTACCATCTAATACTGCTTATGGCTCTGGCGGTGGCGGTGGTGGAGCAACTGTTGGTAATCAAGACCGCAATGGTGCTGCTGGTGCAGGTGGTGGCGGTGCTGGCGGTAATATAGGTAATGATACTAACGGCAATGCTGGCGGTGCTGGTACTGGTGTAGGTTCTGGCGGCGGAGGCGGAGGCGGCGGAGGTTCTGGCAACGCGACACGAAACGGTGGCGCAGGCGGTGCTGGCGCTGCTGGTCAAGTTTTACTTTACATACTGTAATAAATAATAGGGGGCAATAGTGGCAAAAGAAATAACATTTACTAATGTGCTTGGGTTGGATTTTTTTCCACCCAAGCCAGCAGTAAAAGAAGTGCCAGAGTGGTATAGAAATACACCAGAGTATACTGGCACTCAAGGTAAAAAAGTTATTGATGGTAATACACCGCATACAATTAAAAAATGTATACCTGTATTTGATGCTATAACTGCTGGATATATTCTTTATACTCAAGTAGATATACAAGTATCAGTAGTAGATGATTTACCATATTACACTTGGTCAGACCAAGGTGCTATTTCTTTTCATCCAATAGTACAAGCCCCATTACATCCAGCAAGAAATGAAGCACCATATCCTAAGTGGAATAATCCTTATGCGATTACTACCCCACCTGGATACTCAGTATTATTTACACAACCAATGCACAGGGAATCTGTGTTTACTATCCTTGATGGCATAGTAGATACCGATACCTACAAAGCCCCAGTTAATTTTCCATTTGTACTTAATGATGTCAAATGGGAAGGCATAATCCCAGCAGGAACTCCTATGGCTCAGGTAATACCATTTAAGCGAGAGTCCTGGGAACACAAGATAGGCTCTGATAAAGAGCGAATAGAGCAAGAAAAGATAACTAGAAAGTTAAAGACCTTGTTCTTTAATTCTTACAAACGACAATTCTGGTCACGAAAGGAATATAAATAGTGGCAGACACATCCATAACCCTGTACAGAGGTGCAGCAGCAACCTCTAATACAACCTTATACACAGCCCCAACAAACATAGCAGTAGCCATAACTAACATTGCTATTGCTAACGACTCTGCATCTGCTGTTACTGCAACTATAAACTTAGCCACATTTCCTTTATTAGGTGGTATATCAGTTGCTGCTAACTCTACTCAGTTTGTTGACCTAGAGCAGATTATCTACAATGGTGAAACCATTACTGGTTCCGCATCTACAACTACAGTTGACTTTCATATTGCAGGTTACGAGGTCTACTAATGGCAGGTATATTAGTTCCAGCAGCACAGGCTGGTGGTATGACTTTATTATCTACTACTACACTTACAGGCGCTACGGTTAATATAACTTCAATAAATCAAACTTATATTAATTTACAAATGATTATTGAAGGCATAACTTTAAGTAGTTCTCAGGACTGTTTTATTAAATTTAACACTTCAACTGTTCCAGAATTAAACGGGGTCGCTGGCGGAGTCGCTTTTAATAAAGCAACTGGAGAATTCATACCAAGTGCTACCGCTTCAATTTCAATTAATAATTACACTATTATTAATTATGCTTCAACATCTTTTAGGAAGCCAATTTTTGGTTCAGGAACTACTAGCACTACGAACGCACTTCTTTTTGGTGGGTCAATTCCCACGAATACCGCTATAACCGCAATTAATTTTAGCGTTGGTGGCGGCGCAACTTTCACAGGTGGAACCGTTAGATTATACGGAGTAAAATAATGACTAAACCAACAATAAGAATTCACGATATATCAACAGATACAATCACAGACCGTGAAATGACTGACGAAGAATTTGCTCAATACGAAGCAGACCGAGCAGCCAACGAAGCACGCAAGGCAGCCGAGGCAGAAGCCAAGGCAGCAGAAGAAGCAGCCAAACAACAGGCATTTAATGATGCCGTGGCAGCAGCAGTTGTTGCAGCATTGGCAGCACAACAGACACCTGCTACTACAGCAGAGCCAACCGTAGAAGAATAACTAATAAGGGGACACAATGATTAAACCAAATGAAACAGTAGCAATCGGTTGGTGCGATAATGGCACTACTGATGGCAAGTTTACTGAAGGATTAGCAACAGCAATTATTGCTGGACCAACTAACGGTATGATAATTAATACCAGTATCCGAGTACAAGGCAACCAAATAGGTAGACAACGCCAAGTACTTTTTGACCATTGGGCAGATAAACTTAAGACAGATTGGTTACTTTGGGTTGACTCAGATATTGTGTTAAACCTAGACTCAATGAAATTACTTTGGCAGACAGCCGACAAGATTAACAAGCCAGTAGTAAGTGGTGTTTACTTTATTTCTAAAGAAAATGAAGGCACATTGATGCGCCCATTTCCTGTTTTGTTTGACAACGTAAGTGAATTCCAAATTAAATATCATCATCCACTACCAGAAAATCAAGTACTTAAAGTTGACTGTGCTGGTTTTGGTTTTGTATTAATGCACAAATCTATTGTGCCAAAAATGCGTGAGGCTAACCCTGGTAAGGGTATGTTTATGGAAACTGGTGATGGTCAGGATGACCATTTTATTGGTGAGGATATTATATTTTTCCGCCGTATGGCTAAAGCAGGCATACCATTACACGCCCATACTGGTGCCATAGTTAAACATATGAAGCGATTTAGTCTTGACTATGACTACTACGCATTGTATTGGGCTAATGAACATTTAAAAGAAAAATTAAAGGAACAACAACAGCAAGGAGAATAAGTGGCTGGTCGTGATATTACCGAAGGTCGTGCTACCCGAGCCATTGCGGTTGATGTAGGTGTAGTTGGTAATCAAGCAGTTTGGCAAAATACAGACATTGCTTATGATACTGCGCTTGGTGGTATGCCGTTTATATATGCTATTTCTGATGCACGTCCTTATGTCCGCCAGACTGCACCGTATAGAAAAGAACAGTTTGATAATCAGACTGAACCTGGTGAACAGTCTTTAACTGGGTGGTGGATAAGAAGCCAGTCCTCATTTCAAGATGGGACTGGCATTACTTTTTATGACCCTGCTTTAATTCCAGGTGAAGGTACATTTAGATTTGCAGATAGCAAAGGTGTAAATGTATGGACAGAAGGTGAAGTAACTCTTCTTAATAATACTGCTAGTGCTCATTATACAACTGGTGTTGTTCGTGCTAATGGTAAACCAAGTCAGATTGCTCGCAGCATTCAATGGGCTGGTACTAATGGCGTACTACTAGTAGATGGTTATGATGTTGACAAAATTGCAATAGATGGAACTGATACCCATTTTATTGACTATGCTGCTGGTATAGACAAACCAGTTTATGCTATATGCGATGATGGCGTTAATGCTTATTGGGTAACTGCAATTTTAGATTCAGGTGTAGACAAGACTGCTGTATATAAAAAACCTTTAACTGGCAGTTCAGCAAGTACTGCTGATGTAACTCTTATGTTTAGTAGTAGCACTATTGTTGCTAATGAAGCAACTATGGAGTATGTAAAAGACCGTATTATTATGGCGGTTAATAATAAAATTTTTGAATTTGCTACAACTGCTTCTTCTTTACCAACTGCAGTTTATACCCACGCTAGCACAGGTATAGTATTTACTAGCGTTGCTGCATCTGGTACTGCTATATATGTATCTGCTTTTGAAGGTATCCAGTCATACATTTACAAGTTTACTTTAAGCACAAGCACTGGTTCTATGCCTTCATTGACCAGCGCTATTACTGCTGCTCAAATGCCTACTGGTGAAAAAATATTTAAGATTGAATATTACTTAGGTTATATGTTAATTGGTACCAATAAAGGTATCCGAGTAGCAACTGTAAGTGATGATGGTTCTATTATCTATGGACCTTTAATGGTTGAGACTAGCCAACCTGTATATGATTTTGCATTTAGAGATAGATTTGTTTGGGCTACTACAGGTGTTGCAGGCGAAGGCGGAGTTATCCGTATTGATTTAGGAAATGATTTAGGTGGCTTACGTTTTGCTTATGCTAATGATTTATGGCTAGACAATGGAGTCACTGGTTATGTTACAACTTCTTGCGCTTTTGCTGGAGAAACAGACAGACTTGTATTTGTTACTACTGCACTTAATCGTGGCACAATTACTAATAAACAACTTACTTCTAACGTAGCCACACTTACTACAGCCTCAGCACACGGACTAACAGTTAGTGATAGTATTTGGGTAGAAGGTGTAGATAATACATTTAATGGTCAATACACAGTTACCGCAGCCACAACTACAACATTTAGTTACACAAAGGCAGCAACTAACGTAGCCTCAACAGCAGTTACAGCAGCCACAGCCTTAGTTAATGAAACAGGTTCTATTAACATAGAATCATCTGGCACTAAAATAACTGATGGTTATATACAAACAGGTTTTATTAGATATAACACATTAGAACCTAAAAATTTTAAACGACTTATTGGTAGAGGTGACTTTACTTATGGGTCTATGACTTTAGAAACTGTAGATGCAGACAATACTGAATATGATGTAGTTACTTATGATGCTACTGTTGGACCTGTTGAGGTAACAACTACTCAACCAGCAGGTGCACAAGAGTATCTTGCATATAAATTTATTCTTTACAGAGATGCTACAACTAATAGCCTTGGTCCTGTATTTAAAGGTTATCAAGTAAAGGCTACTATTGCTACACCGCGTCAGCGAGTAATTAAGTTTCCTGTCTTTTGTTATGATGTTGAAACAGATAAGTACAATGTAATGGTTGGTTATGATGGTCGTGCTAAAGACCGTATTGCTGAACTAGAAACCATTGAACAAAATGGTGACATCGTAACTTGGCAGGATTTACAAACTGGCGAATCACGTCAGGTTGTAATTGAACAAGTAACATTTAGCCGACTTACTCCACCAGATAGAGGATTCTCTGGCTATGGTGGAATACTAGATATAATTATAAGGACTGTATAAAATGACACCTGCTGACTGGGCTGCTTTAGCCGTATCAATATCAACACTATTAGGCGCACTTGCTTTAGGCGTAAGACATTTAGTTAAACATTATTTGTCAGAACTTCGCCCCAATGGAGGCTCAAGTGTTAAGGACCAAGTCAACAGGCTGGAAGAAAAAGTAGAATTTTTAACAGAGTTTGTGATAGAAGCATTCAAGAGATGAGGGACAATGACTGTTGCCAAGAAAGCCACACCTGCTGCAATTGCTGTGCTCCGTCAAGCGACGGCATTAAGACCGAAGCGGAAGAAAGCAAGCGATGGTCTACTACCATCTGCTGCCCACCTAAAGAGTAGTCCTACTTCTGACCATAACACTGGGTATGCAGTTGATTTAACTCACGACCCAAAGAATGATATTGATTGTTTTGATATATATGAAAGATTAAAGTCGGACTCACGGGTTAAGTATTTAATATTTACTGGTAAGATTTGGTCAGCCAAGAATGGCGAATCTAAATATACTGGAATCAATCAACATAATAAACATTTGCATATTTCTATCAAAGATAACTGCGGTAATGATACATCACCTTGGTTTCCTTGGATGGGAAAAGCAAAGACACTCAAGAAAATGGTAGCGTCAATCAAGCCTCTACCAAAGAAGGAGAAATAATGAAAGACCTAATCGCTAAACTAAAAAGCAAAAAGACTAAGGCAGCATTTAAGTCTTATCTTCGTGCAGTTCTAGCATCAGCAATCACTATGGGATTGGCATTGGCTGCAGACCTTGCACCTGAATATGCGATTCTCATTGGCTCTATAGCAGGACCTCTGGCTAAATGGGCTGATAAGACCGAAAGAGAGTATGGTCTAGGCGCTAAATAGATGCCCTTAATTAGCCTTTAAATGCCCTTTATAGGCACAAATACCCCCCAACCTAGTAGAGATACTGGCGAGGGGGGTCTTTTTTGTTGCCTTGTTTCTTACTTAATACTTACTTTCAAGTAAATAAAAAAGGATAGACAGTAATTGCCTATCCCTTTTTATTATCTATTAGTTTCCTTGCCTAATAGATATCTGTTAGTTTTCCCCTTACTAACAGACTACTCATTAATTGCAAGATTATGCCAGTACTCTGGATAATCGTGTGCATTATAGAATACCACTAAATCTCTTTCCTTGGTATCCCATCTGGTATGAAAGACTGGTTCCATTCCTGCTAGTAATCTGGCTGGTATAACACTGATGCCATCTGTATATCTGAATACTATTCTATGATATGAGTGTTCATTATCTGTATATGGTGGGGCTATCATCATCTGTTGTAATTTATTAAATGGGAATATTGCTGGCTTGCTACTATCTATCTTGAGCCATTTAACTTCTAGGTCGCCTATGTAATTCTCTCTACCGTTGCCCCATTGTAGACATATATGAAAGTCTGAGAAATAAAATCTAGGTGTTGGATATAATTTCCAACCTTTAAAATAATCCTCAAGCGCAAGTGCTGCAATCTTCTCACGTTTACCGTCAGCATTTACCTGACGTATTGGTTCTAGTGTCATTATCCGCCCGTCTTGTAGAAGCCTGTGCCTTTAAAGATTACTGCTGGTGGTGCAAATCTTTTATTCATTTCAACCTTGCAGGTTTCACAAGATATTATGTGGTCAGTATACACTGAAAAAGTTTGTTCTATTACTACATTACAAATAGGACAAGAAAATTCATAGGTCGGCATCAAAATCCTTTGGGGTAGGTAGTGTAACCATACTGCCACAACTAGCACACTCAGCATCCAGAAAATAGAAAGCAACTTCTCCATCTACAAATCCACCCAGCATTACAAATACCTCACAGCCACATACACAGATATCACCAATAGGTGTATCTCTTAAATCCATTGCATTGCTATAGTCAATACGACTAAACAACTCTCGTATATCTTTACTCTCACTCATTGTTTTCATCTGCCTGTTGTACATCTTCATCAGAGTATGCTCTCCATCCACCTAGGTTTCTTATCAAAGAGTTGATAGCCCGTTGGACTTTCATTCTTGCACCATCAACTGATGTACTTAAATCCTTTGCTACGTTACTCCATTCGTTAGAGTCTGTGCTGAATTTAATTCTAAGTACATTCTGTTTAGCCTCTGTTAGTTTGTAAAAAGCATTGGCTATATCTGACCTTAAAACTAACCAGTTGTTACCATCTGTAACTGATTCTGATTTACTTACTTTAAAGTTTAAGTCTTTAATTTTTGTAGGTATCTCGTAGGATTCTGAAATAATACTAGGTAGAAATACCTCAATCACAGAGGCATCATAGTAATAAAGGTCTATTAATTCATAGCCAACTGTCTTGGCTTTTTCTTTTTCGCAATATTTTATTGCTGCATTTCTAAGAGATTTTGCTATTAACTTGTCTCTATCTTTCTGTTCTAATGCTGACCACTCTTTATATTTTGCAGGGTGAGTAACAAACCATAGCCATAACATTTGTTGAATATCTAGTGCTTCAACCATAGGATATTTTCTATGGTATTCATTAGATAAAGATGCTACTAAAGCATCGTACTCGGCTATGTAATCGCTCATCAAGTTGTTTCTTTAATCTCCGATACTGGTACACGCCAGCCATCTATCTGAGCATCAACATACTCAGGCTTCATATAATCATTAGCATTAAAACTTCCGTATATGTGTACAGATGAATAGTATTCTTCATCTAATACTTTTACACCTACAATTTTTTTATTAATATCTTTACGCCAAAATGGTATAGAGTCACGGGTTCTTACAGTTCTAATCTCAACATTTCCAACATCAGGTATATCTTTTCTATCCTTGTGCAATTCATTAGGATACCAAGGCACAGACCATTGAAGATTATATTTTTTTGCCACTGCCCATTCGGCTATATTGGCTCTGATGTTTGCATTTATTTCTGGCTCTAGTCTGCCAGTCTGTTTGCCGTATGCGTAGTTAGGTCTATCTATTGAGCCGAACTTAGTTAGCCATCTTTCAACGGCTAATAAAGTGCAGACTCTAACTTCATCCTTTGTTAGGTGAACTATCACGATTCTCGCCGACACCTTCCCATTGACCTCTTTGTACCATAAGTCCTATTATGGCATAGTTTGCTAGGTCTTTCAGCGTATCCTCTATAGATTCGTAGTTCGGCGTGTTGTTTCTTTTGTAAAACAAATTCTGTAGTCGTTCCATCTTGTCGTGCATACGAACCAATAGCCCATTCATAGGACCGCCAGGTGCGTGGGCTATGTTGTATGGTCCGTAGTCTTGATGTTTTTGAACCATTGTAATTTTAAGTTCTGTAATTATTTCATCTAAATGACTAATGTCCTTCATCTAGCATTCCTTTCATTTTTTCCTCAAATTGAAGCATTGCATCTTGTACTAAAACTTCTTCTACTATTTCTTCACCATCGCCTTGAGATGCTGCTACTAGCACGTTGGCTAGCATAGTCAATAATACCTGAGCACCATCTGTATTTGTCTTATTGGTTTCGTATATGTCTCTTAATGCTGAGAGTAAATCTATGCCTCTGCGTTCTGATACTGGCAGCCCAATTATTAATGGGTTTTCTTTTATATAACCCCAGACTCGCTCCATTTCTTCTCTATCCTCCCAAGCATTTTCTGATTTTGTCATCTAAAAATTGTACTCCTTCCTGTATCACAATGCTATTTACATCGTGTCCTTCTGGCATTTGAACTATGTTTACGTTGCCTAACTCACGGCTAATCTTTTTACCAAACTCTAGTCCTGGGGCATCACCATCTGCTAGAACTATGACTACTTCAAAGTCATCTAGTATCTTGGTGTAATACGGCTTCCAATTGTTAGCCCCTGGTATGCCTACTGCTGGGTGATTTGTTTTGACTGCAACTGTTACACAATCTATTTCACCTTCGGTTACACATATGTATTGGTTTGCTGTTAGTACTGCTTGTGCATTAAACATTGTAGTTTTAGCACCAGGTAATCCTATATATTTAGGGTCCTCACCGTGGATGCTGCGAAAGCGTAAGTCAACTACACCTGATGGTGTTGTGTAAGGTATTACTAACTTACCCTTGTAGCCTTCGTGACCTGGTAATGGATTGTCCACTACTCCTAAATGAAACTTCTTTGCTTCTTCTACCGACAGACTCCGTGTTGCCAGATAATCTGTGGCTTGATGTATGTGCTGGGCGTATTCTTGTGTTGCCTGTAGGAGAAATTGCCTCTGCGAATTTGACAGCCTCACGATAGTTACCTCCTTCTCTTTGCATAATTAAATCATAGACATCGCCACCGACTCCACAACCGTGGCACTTGAATCTTTCCTCTGTGAAATTAACACCTGCTGATGCGTGTTTATCTGGATGAAATG